AGTCATAAATTTCTTCTGGTGAATCAAAAACTTGTTTAGTAGTCCAACCGCAATGAGTGCAAACAGGATAATAATACACCAGTAAAGAATGCCAATTAATGTTTTTAGCGATATATAGTTGAGTTTTGCATTTGGGGCAGTAAATTTTTTTATTCATTTACTGCCTCCATATCTCTTTGAACACTAATTTTCATAATTTCATATGCAACATCATCTAGAAGTTCATCAATAGTACGATCAACTGGGTCTTTTTCGTGAATAGTAATAAAATTATCGCAAATAGAGTGAATTTCATCATAAGTTTCTTTTGCGATTTTTCTAGCATCTTCCAAATTATGGCAACCGAGTTTTACCTCTTTCAAATATTCTGGCTGTTTAGTAATGAGGCAACTGCCATAATCTTCTCCAGAGATATATCTTTTTAGATATTCAGATACTCGTAGGAGGTGTGAAAGTTGTTTCGGGTCGTAGCCGTATTTCTCAATCCAAGGCATGCGCGCAGGATAGTGATGTTCCATGGCGAAATACTTTTCAGACGCAATACCCATCATAGACTTGACGCTGCGCACACGGTCGTAGTGAGTGATTTCCTCGCGATGCTCAATTAGACGTTCCCATTCGTGGTAGAAGCCGGTATTTGGACACCAAAAGTATGGAGTATAGAGAATCTCAAGGAAGTTGAGATTCTGCTTGCGGAAAGTCTGAACGTAGAGCCGAATGTCTTTGAGGTCAATATGCTCTTCGTTTTCTCTGATGTGTGTGGTGCTTAGAGGCTTCCGCGCAAGCGCAATCTCTTTGAAACTCGGTGTCACAATGCATTTTGTATCAATATCAGAACCTTCATAATCCAGACCGTAGTTTTGACTACCCTGTAGGAAGATGCCAACAATATGCTTTTCGGGGACAAGAGTACGAGCTTCATCAAGATGCTCCATTACTCGTTTCATAATTTCTTTATCAGAATGGTAATTCATTTACAGCCCTCCTTCATGAAAATGGTTCAAATGTCCATTCTTTTTTCTACTTATTAGAAGCCCGCCCAGCGCATCTCCGCAATTCTTCAATCATAGCATCTTGCTCTTTTTGAAGTTGTTCTACTCTCTTGGCGCCTTCTTCGCGGACCGTTTTTGCCAAGGCGAGAACTTCCTGGGTATTTTCATAATCCTCGCCACGCTTTTCTAATTCTTTTTTATATTTGAGATACTTGCGATAATCTTTTCTCGTTAAAAATTTGATATAAATATATTTCCATTTACGATATTGATTACTATTATATATATTCTTTCTATATACTGGAAGATAATAATATCGACTATCATCCCAATTGGAGTTTAACATATGCTCCCAATGATCTGGGTCTGCATTATAGAAAGTGAGCCATTGATCAAATGTTAGCCAGGTAACTCTTTCAGGACAAGATGATAATTCTTCATCATCCTGTCCGAATCTGGCTTTTTTATGCCATTTATACCTTAACATTCTTAAACAGTTTCTCCTTTCCAAAATCTGTCAGCCAATAAACCATCTTGCCGGCCGCGCCAGACTTACCAACGTAACCAGCAGAGACGAGCGGCCGCAGCGTTCCAGAAATAGACTGAGGAGTAACAACCTCATTATATTTGCGGTAAATGAATCCCTTAATTTCAAAACTATTGAGGCAGGGATGCTCGTCCAGAACCTTAACAATCATATCCTTGTTAGCCATTTTTTATTACTCCTTTATCATTTATTTCTATATATATTATATCATTTATTTTTATAAAAATCAATTAGAAATTCTACTGTGATAGAACCTATCTATTGGTTCCCAATCCTCTACCGCAATACCGCCACAATGATATTTCTCAAACAAGTTATAATAACAAATTGTTAGATATGTATCATCCATCCAGTCAGGATATACTTCTTCTTTTGAAAGAATTGTGTAATTTGGTTTAAGAGAAATAATTTTCTGCCATACACTTTCCATCGTGCGATAGCCACGTTTCATCATCTCTTGGCGAATAAGCCAGGAGTATGTGATAAAATGGTCATAATCATACTTAAGAACTTTATTTACTAAGATATGATTTGGTGTGCCGTCTTTGATGATTCCTCCTGCAATTGCACTACACTCACGCCATTGCGCTACAAGATGTTCGCGTGACAATAACGGAATAAGATCTTTATGCCATAATCTCATAATATACTCCTTTTTTATTTTATTATACCATATTTTTTATATAAAGTCAAATGGGCGAAATAGAGCAATTGAAATAAATTAATTTTTACATTTTATAGAAATATCTGATAGAAAGGAGCAATTCATATGGATTTAACTGATATCGTTACCATTGGTAAAAATGAATATTTTATTACCGAGTTTAATAAACTCCTGGCTTTATCTACTTTTGCCATTCCTGGCTCAAAAGTATATTGCACTGAAACTGAAAAGACATATATATGTGTCGATGCTAATAAGTGGGTGAGTATGTAATGGATTTATTTACATTTGCTTTAATGAAAAAGAATTCCTCCGGTGGCGGAGGAAGTGCGCCAGATTTAAGTGCATACGCTAAAAAAACAGACTTAAATATTTATGCTAAAAAAGATGAGGTAAGGGCATATGTGCCGTTTCCCGATGGATGGATTACGGTTGCGCAAGATAGCAGCAAAACCATTAAGGATTTATGCGATGTGATTAAAAATGATGAACTTGCCATTGGCGGTCGTGTATTTTTAGGTGGTATTCTATGCGGCTTAAGTGGAATTACTGGCTTAGCCAATGCTGATGCTGTCGTTGAGATTATTAGCGGCAATACTCCAAACACAAAAGTAATTCATGTTGTAATGACAAGTGGTAGTGTTGCTCCATATAGATGGGAATATACCTATTGGAATGGAGGTAATTCTCATACCGCAGACTGGGTAAGTTGGGAACTGGCAACTTAATTTATTTTAAAATGGAAAGGAGAATATGAATGGATTTAATAACATATAATACAATTAAGAACAAGAAAAATGTTGTAAATAATTATGTTTCTTATTATCCTTATTATTATTGTCCTACTCCCATACAAAAAGAAAAAACTACCGTAGTAAAGTCTTGTCCAATTACACACAATTATTATTATCCATATGGCTATTATCATCCATATTTTCCAATGCCATAGCCAATTAAACCAAAATAGCGCCCATTTACTACAACTATTATCTCAGCATATGATATAGCCGTAAAAAATGGATTTGAAGGAACCGAACAAGAGTGGTTAAGTAGCTTAATTCCATCCATAGGAGAAAATGGACATTGGTTTATAAATAATATTGATACAGGGCTAATTGCAACATTAGATAAAAATATAGATTATAATGATTTAATAAATAAGCCTACATTAAATGGACAATTATTATAGGGCGATATTAATTTAGAAAATATTTCAGAAGAATTTATTAATGATTTATTTGCAGAAAAAATAAATCAAAATAATTAATAAAAAATATGAGAGAAAGGAGTTAAAAATGGCAAATAAACAATGGCTTGATGCAGAAGGTCTAGAAACACTAGTTGAGCATATTAAATTATTACATAATTAGCAGCAAGAAGTTATTGACACTTTAAATGCCTCTAATAATACTCCTGGCTCTATTGGCAAAATGATAAATGATGCTATTGCACAGTTAGACACAGCCAATTTATTCCACGGAGATACTATATATTTGTATGGTGGTTCTGCTTCTGAAGTAATGGAGGAGGCAGATGAATGAAAAAAGTAATTAATGCAATTATTTAGTTGCGACGAGATAATGATTATAATTTTGAAAATATAAAAAATACTTTTGTACCAGCAAATGGCGAAGTTGTTTTAGTAGATACGGCTTAGGGAGGATTACGAGCCAAGGTTGGGAATGGATATAGCACATATGCAGAATTATAGTTTACAGATTAGGATATTCGTAATACAGTTCAATAGGGGTATTATAGTGGGGGAGAATTTTATAAAGACCAAACTTTAAATACCCCTTTTGAAAAGATGATTAATAAAATTTACATAGATAAACCTCATAGTAAAATTTTTTATTTTAATGGAGTTGAATATGTTCCAATAGATGCTACATTAACGACCGCATCAAGTGAATTAGCAGGAACTATGAAATTATATAACACTATTGGATATAATATAGATGGTACTATGACACAAAAAAGTATTACTGATGAATTAGATTTAAGGTATAAAACCAATATTGATGATGATAATGAATTATTAATATTTTCATTAAATTAAGGGGGATATAAAATATGGCGCAAACATATACACATACACCAGTTCTTTCTAAAGTAAAGATGGGTAATACCACCTATTACTTAAAAGATGCTGATGTTCGTGCGATTTTAGATACTTTTGGTAATTCTGTGACATATAGCGTTGCTAATTCTATCGCAGATGGTAGTGAAGGACTCGTTACTTCGGATCAAGTATACGATTTTGTTAACCGTTAGATTGGCGCAGTCGGAGATATTTTAAATTTACGTTCTGAAACCGATCATACTGATGTCGAAACTCCAGCAGCAGGCGATTTTGTTGTTGAAGATGATGGCTCTGAATGGTTATATGATGGTACAACATGGCGTGAAGTTGGTTCTGAAGCTGCATATGTATTAAAAACATTTACCATTGCCGGCGTTAATATGCAAGATAATATTACTGCGGCAGAATTACAAACTGCATTAGGACTTAAAGCTCTTGCATATAAAGATAAGGGTTCTGTTTCAATCACAACTGTTGATGGAATAAACGCTTTCTCAACTGGTAAAGCTGGCTCATATAGCGTAAGCTCTACTCCAGTTTCAGTTCCTGCTACATATAGTGCTCTTGATGTAACTCCTGCAGGTTCGGTTTCCATTACCGCCGGAACGGCAGCCGCAGCTAGCTATGATAAAGCTACTTCGGTTTCAGTTGCAACGGCAGCCCCTGCGGAGGGCCAAAGTGCAACCTATACTCCTGCCGGTAGCGTATCGATAACAGATGTTACAGTTACTCCGGCTACTGGTGAAGTAGCAACCGTTACCAGTGCTGGTACTGCTTATCAACTAACTGCAGGTAGTGTTACACATGCAAGTGATACAACAGGAACTTTTACTACTGAGGGGGTTGTTGCTTCAGTCGGCACGGGCACCGATGCAGAAACTTTAATTTTAAGCTCTGCTAACACTGGCTCTGCTGTGACAGCAGTTGGTACAATTTCTTATACGAGTCCCTCATTGACTGGAACACTTCCAACTTTTGGAACTGCAAGTGTTGTTACTGGAATTTCTGGAGCTTCTGCAACTGCTTCATTTTCTGGTGAGGGCGTTATGATTAATGCAACTCCTGGTTATACTACGACTGCTGCAACAGTTACACAACCTACTTTCACAGGCAGTTTTTCTGGTACATCAAAAAGTGTTACACCTACTGTAGCAACTACTGTTTCCGCAGCAGGTACAGATGGAAGCGTTACTGTCGCTTCCGAATCTATTACTCCAACATTTACAAGTTCTGAAAAAACAGCATAGGTTACTTTTGGAGTAAATTCTTAATTTCTTGAAAACGATAGAAATTATATAAAAAAAATAAATTATATAACCTTTGAAAACGATAAGGGATATAATTTTTTCTCGGGTAGAGGATAATTATATCCTTTACCCGTTTTTTTTATTTAAGGAGAAAACATATTATGGAAAAAACAAAAGTTTTTATAAAAAGTGATACAGAAGAAAATTGGAATAAAGCTAAAAATTTTATTCCAAAAGAAAATGAAGTTATTGTATATACTAATTTTAGTCCAAATGGTATAAAAATTGGCGATGGAAAAACTAAAATACAAGATCTCCCTTTTGTAAATAATGCAGAATATTTTATAGAAAAAGATACTTTAATTATTAATACAATAAGGGGGGGATAATATGGCCGATCTTTCAAAAATTAATTTAAATAATAGTGTATATAATATAAAAGATGCCACTGCCCGAACTAATCTTACAACTCATACTGGTAATACAACAGTACATATTACCGCAGCGGAACGTACTGCTTGGAATGCAAAGCAAGATGCATTAACTATAGATACAGCTATGAGTTCAACAAGCACTAATCCGGTATAGAATAAAGTTATAAATACTGCGTTAGGAACAAAACAAAATACAATTACAGCTGGCGCCGGATTATCTTTTGGAACTGGCACAGCAGCCGCTACACTTGGACATAGTAATAGTATAACTGCGGGGACTGCTGGTACATCATCGGCTACATCTGGATCAACATTAGCAGTTCCATATGTCACTTATAACGCATAGGGGCATATAACTGCTGTGGGTACCCACACTCATACTGTTACTGGATTTTAGGCGCCAATTACTGCTGGCGCAGGCTTATCATTTGGAACCGGAACAGCGGTAAATACTCTTGGGCATAGCAATAGTATAACCGCCGGCACAGTAGGAACCTCAAGTGCAACTTCTGGATCCACGTTAGCAGTTCCGTATGTTACATATAATGCACAAGGACATATAACTGCCGTAGGCACCCACACTCATACTGTCACTGGCTTTCAGGCTCCTATAACAGCGGGGACAGGGCTAGCATTTGGAACTGGAACGGCAGCAGCTACTTTAGGACACAGTAATAGTGTTACCGCGGGTTCTGTGGGTACTTCAAGTGCAACATCTGGGTCTACTCTGGCTGTCCCATGGGTTACTTTTGATTCTTGTGGGCATATGACAAACAAGGGTACACACACCCATACGATTAGCGGATTTGTTCCTACTGCCCCTTCTTCAACAGCTGTTGACGCAGCTGCTCAAGCTAATTCAATTGTAATAGGCAAAGCAGCAGCCTCGTCTGCTAATATTCCCGCTGCCTATGCATCGCTGTATATTAATATGCCGTGGAGCTCAGATTGGGCAACGCAATTTTTAATAAATTCACAAGGCAATGCATATTTTAGAATGGCAAACAATACCACAACAAATTCAACAACAACCACAACGGGCACGTGGAAGAGAATTGCGCCTGCTAACGCAGATGGTATTGTTCAAATTGCCAACGGTGGAACTGGGGCCAGTGCGTTAACTGGATTACTAGGAAGTAATGGTAGCGCTTTTTATGCTAATTATACTGGAAGTGTTGTAGCTGATTGTAATAGTGCTACAACTGGAGGACTTTACAGAGTAAATTCCAGCTCTACAAAGACTAATGCACCAGCTAGCGGAACTTATACTGGAATACTAATTGTATTTTAGTATGCTGCTTCAAACGTGGGTCAATTAGCTGTGCTTTGCCGTGGTAATGGAGTTTACTACCGTCAGTTATATAGTAGTACATGGAGTTCATGGACCAAATTATAAAAAGGAGAAATTATGTATAGACATATTATATATATAGATGAATAGAATAATATTATTGGAGCAGAGAGTTTAACAGAGGATGATGAATTTTTACTTGAAAATCCTATTATCTTTGAAACGTCGGAAGAAAAGATTTTTGAACCAGAGCCAGGTCATCCTGCTTGGGGTGTCTTTGCTCCAGATAATATGACATGGATACCTTGCTATCGCTATGACGTATCCAATCATTTGATCTTAAAACGATCTCAAGCAGATATCGATAGTGATATAGCAAGCATACCAGAACCTCCTCCCTCTATTTTAGATAGAATTGAATCATAGGTTTTTTATACTGCAATGATGACAGATACTTTATTGGAGGAGGAATAATATATGTTTGAAAAAATTAAAAAATGGTATAAACAAGGATTATGGAATATTGTAATGGTGGCAAATGCTGTTTCTAAAGGAATTATTACTCAACAACAATATGAAGAAATTATTAATCAAAAATAAAAAAAGGGAGATACCTAAATTGGTATCTCCCTTTTTTTTGTTTTTGTTTTACCGGATGCAAGCGTAACGCTCGGAGTCCAGCTTATCGAACATGAGGTCGTAGGCAGTGACGCCCTTGAGAACCTGCTCGAAGATGACAGGACTGAAACCAGAGACGTAGCTCACGTGGCCGGAGACACGCATCGGGATGTTATCCTGACGCGCCTGGACGTTCCAGAATACAAGATTCGGCATCTTGTAGCCAGCAGCGTTCCAGCGCTTTTCGATGGTCTCGAAAAGGGTCTCACTTACACCGGCGTGGCGCATATAGCCCCAGCGGTCGCGCTCAGTACCGTTGCTGCAAGTGCAAGCATTGAACTCCATGTCGGAGACAATGATTACAGATGCAGGAATCTCGTCCTGAGAGCAGTGGTTCTGCTTTGCGATGCGGAGCATCTGGTCAAAGACAGCCTCCACGTTGGTGCTTCCATCCCAGTCCGCCTGCGCCATACGGTTCACCTTGTCGACAAAGTCGACACCGGTTACTTCGATGAACGTAGGACGATCACTGAAGGTGAAAAAGTGGTCTGCAAATGCGCCACGATTGCGCTCGGCGCAATACATAGCGATAGACAGAGCAACTGCGAGAGGATCGCCGTACATAGAACCAGAGGTATCGGCAACGCAGATACCATTAAAGGTACAACCCTTAAAGTAATCTGCAAGATTCTCCCAGTACTTGTTGACCATCAGACGCTCAGTGTCGTCGAGGTCACCACTCTTACGGCCGCCGAAGTAGCCGCCCCAGTGACCGAAGCGCATAGCCTCCTTGACAACCTCGTAAGGATACAGAGCCTTGGCGTTAACCTTGGTATTCTTATCCTTAGCGAAGTCCTCATAAGACTGAACAGCCTTTTCAGACTTCATGCGCTCGATATCGTGACGCGCAAACGCGTTACGATAAATCATACCGGCGCGAGAAGGAATCTTGTCGAATTCAATCTCGTCCCAGCGGCCCGCAGACATCAGACGCTCCAGAACGCGAATGCGCTCACGGAGGATAGACAGAGTCTTGCGGTACTCCTTGTGATTCATGCCGAAATACTTGCGGGTCTTGTCCGCCAGCTTACGGGAATCCAAGGAGCTAGTATTCTCACTCTTCAGCCACTTAGCCAGAAGAGAAGGAGTCTTGCACTGAACGTCGAGTGCAAGCTGCTTATGCATCAGCTTGAACGCGTCCTGCTCCAGCGGAGTGCCGACAAAAACATACAGGTCGTCCCAGCGACCGAACTCTGGGACGTACTGCAGATTAGGACGCATAGACTCAGTGTACTCCCGCGCCAGATACTTGGTCACGACGCGGAAGAAGCGACGCTCACCCTGTCCCCCACGCACGTCGCGCAGATAGAACAGGCACTTCATAGCATAGACAGGCTCTTCATCGAAAGCCTTCATGAAGAGGTTGATAACATCAGCATCGGTGCGGGTACGGTATGCCCCACCGAGCGCGAACAGGTCGAGCAGACCGTCAAGAGTGCTCTTGTAGGTCAGCGCGCCATTCTCAGTGTAGGTGTAGTTGCTCTCGGCCTTGAGAGCATCCATGAACTTGTTAGCCATAGTAGTTTTTCTCCTTTTTCTCTTATTGATTTCCTCTTGGACAAGAGGATTTTTAAGATTTTCCTTTATTTATCTTACTTATATATTATATAATATTTTTTTATAAAAATCAAATTAGAGATTTTTTCTTAAGCCACTTCAGAGTCTTCCCAGAAGAAATAGTCACAACCATCTGTGTTACGAATAAATTTTAATAGCTTAGAGTATCTCTCATTCTTAAACCAATCATTAAAGATATAGATATAAGAAACATTTTTAATACCCATTGCTGTGCATAGAGCTTTATATTCAAGAATCTTCCATGCACACGCACCTAGTTTTTCATCGCATGAGCCTTTTGTGCCTTGCCGCTTCTTCTCGTAAATAATGATTTCATTTGTATTTGGAATAAAGTAAGCTTCATCTGGTTCAAATTCCCACGATAGATAATCCGTTGGAGTAATACCATGCTTTTTTACCCACGAACAGAATTTCTTTTTAGAAATATCAATTCCATCTGTTCTGGCAATACGCGCCTGACGTTCAAAAGCAAGTCCAGTTGTAGTATCTCGAGATGCGTGCGTCATAATAATTTTCTCCTTATTTATTTACCTTTCTAATTCTTCAATAATTAAATCTCTTGGTAAAAAATTTTTACAAAGATAACAAGATCCAAAAGATACTCCATCTTGAGTTTTTGTCATAGAAATATCTTTATAATAATTAATTCGTGCGTCAAAACCTAAATATTGAATATTTTTCATATATGGAAAACGAGCTTGTCCTTGTAATGTGGGAATTGGTAAAAGCATAGCATATGGTTTATCCAATTCATAAAGTCTTTTTAAAACATCGTCTTTACAGGAAAAAGGTGGATTAGAAATAATTATATCATAATTATCTGGCTCATAATAAAAGAAATTTTCTCCATTATCAATATGTGTAGCAATTACTGTTACATTATCAATCTTAGACAAAATTTCTACATACTTACTAAACTACATATCAAATGGACACCAGATAATTAGAGAACTTTTCTAATTGCGTTCCATATACTGTTTAATATATTTTACTAATGGCTAAACCGCATAGGCCGGAGTGTAAACTTCATCAGAGGCTTTGTCGGTTTTCGCAGTTAAATATCCTTTATTAATAGGCATAAAAATACTCCTTTATTTTATTTGGACGTAAGGGCGGGATTCGAACCCGCGAGTAACAGTTTTGCAGACTGCCGCCTTGATCCTGACTCGGCCACCTTACGATATGGTGCGCCCTCGGGGATTCGAACCCCGACCTGACAGATTATGGTGGTAAAAATAAGACTTGCACTTATATTTTTTCCCACTCATCATCGGATAAAGATTTAATATATGCTTTTTTTGTTGGTAAATTTTCAGCAATACACCATTTTCTAATTGCGTTATCTGTAACTCCATATAAGCTGCCAATCTAAGTGAATGGTTTTGTTCTAATTAAATCTTTTAATTCTTTACGAGAAGGACGATCAGATTTTCTTTGAACTATATGACTACATTCAACGCAATAAGTGGCATTTGTATTAAGCAATTTACCACATCGCTAACAATAATGTTTTTTACCATGTCTAATTTCATCATTCTATTGTAATAAATATTGCGCTTGCTCTTCATTAAAGAATTTAGAATAATCTTCTGGCACTTTATAATAGCCGGCATGAATTCCTCTATGGCAATTCGCACACACTAAAATACATTTCCGTGCTTCTGCAATTTGTTTATCTAAAGAAACCATAATATTTGAAGACAATTTTAATTCTTTTTCTTCTGGATTAACATGGTGAAAATCTAACGCTTCCTAAAAGGCGTCAAAGCCACATAAACAACATTTATTATTGAATAATGAGATTAAATTTGATTTGCGATTTTTTACAAAATTACATACATTTTCAGAGTTTGTTTTAGACATAAATGAAACACATCCTTTCACTTATACTTAAAACTTTCTCTGTTTTCTTTAATCTTTTTTGACCGAGTGCAGAAATGAATTACTTATTCGATTCTACCAAAGTCTGCTGTGCTACCGCTAACACCAAGGGCGCATATTATGGTGGGTCATCAGGGACTTGAACCCTGGTCTCGCAGATTAAGAGTCTGGTATAATAGCCACTATACGAATGACCCATAATAAAGCTGTATGAGCCTTTTTTCATTTTCTATATATATTATATAATATTTTTTTATAAAAATCAAATAAAAATATCCTGCGGAGACGAATCCCCGCAGGACCCAGGTTTTCCTTTATTTTATTTTCTCTGCTTCCAAAAATTCAAGAGTCAAGCGTTGAAAACATTGAATAAAGGTGTTGCCCGTAGTAGCCAAGTATCTAAAAATTTCTTAACTAAAGATTTTCAGTATCTTGTGTTCTTCTTTTACAAGAATTTGCTGTTGGACTCTTATGGCTGTAATTAAAAAAGCTCTTGGTTTCAAATTAATTCGCCAGCGAGTAAAGTTATATTATTTCGAGAGCCATAACTTACTAACCAGTCCTATGCCTTAGTCCCAAGAGCCGTAAGAGATGTAAGAATACATCACCTAATCCTTTTCAATAGCATTGTTTTTAATACAATAAAAAGGTTTGCTGTGCGGCTCTCAGTTAGTTGTTTACTTTCTTATGTACGTTTTGTAGTATTCCTTCCAAACCTCTTCCCGAGTCGGAAAAGGTTCATCCTTACCCCAAGAATAGTTCTGCCAGCGTTGCCAGCGCGCTATTTGCCGACGATAATAATCCTCAAAGTCTGTTGTCTCGATCCAGTAATAATCGCATATGTCATAATAACAAAAGTCTTTGCGGTAAGACTTATGCTGGAGATCGTGGGCAAGTTTTTTTCTCCGGAGTCTTCTATTCGCATAACGCTTGAAGAACTTATCTTTTTTGTCTCCGCAATATGGGGTATGTTTGTACGAACGACTCATTTTCTAATCACTCCTTTTAAAGTAATTAGAAAACAGCATCACGGCCCATTGGAATCATTCCCTTCTGTAAGAAAGTTAAAATGCATTAGCATTTTATGGTAGGGGTGGTGGGACTCGAACCCACACGGTCTAAAGACCAGCGGATTTTAAGTCCGCTGCGTCTACCTATTCCGCCACACCCCCATATAGTAGCAAGACGGGAAAAGTTTTGAAGGACTTGAACCTTCTCTAAAAATTGTTCCAAAAATTTTTATTTATCCATTTTCAATTGCTGAAACCGTCTTTCCAAAAGGAAAATAAAATAAAGGACTACTATGTCCATGGCACCGGCGCTGAGAATCGAACTCAGACCCGATGATTTAGAGTCACCTGCGCTAACCTTTACGCTACACCGGATTATCTAATCGACAAGGCACTGATTTTATATGTAACAACAAGTTTTCAAATCCAGTTATTTATATAATATCGTTTTGCTGCATGTGCCTTTAGTATTCCTTTAAAACTTTTTCATTTTTTCTATATTTATTATATCAAATTTTTTTATAAAAATCAAGAGACCGTTCTTAATTCCAGTAAGAAAAATAAATGGCGGAAAAATATGATTTGCTGTAAGTCTCTTATTATGGCACCGGCGGTTTGGAGTCGAACCAACACTTCCTGGGTTAGAGCCAGGCGAACTACCGTTACCCTACACCGGTATATAGGAGTGAGAAATAATTTTATCTC